GAGGGCATTATTTGATGCGTTGAGGTTAGATGCGGCGGCATTCAAATTGGAAGAATACAAACCACCAAGCCCCTGAATCCCTTGCTGCTGTTTCTGGTTGGCAAGATTTGCATTTGCTGTTTCTGTGCCGACCGCCGCCTTAGAAAGGTTTGCACCCGCCCCGCGCGTGGCTGAGCCAATAGCGTTTTGCGCCGCTCCTGCGTTTTTGGTACGCGCAGCATATAACCCCCCCTCCCCCACAGCGCCCGCTGTAGAGCCTCCGGCGCTTTGTTGGGCGGCAGTGTTCATCTGAGCCTTCTGCATGGGAGTATAGCCAGAAGGATGGGCGGCTTCGGCCTGTAGCGTAGGCTCTAGACCGCCATAGATATTGGAAGCATTGGCGTTCTCCGCATTGGACGCGGCCATTGCAGAGCCAGAGTTGGCAAATAAATCCTTAGAAGCCCCTTTTCCCACTTGGCACCTTCCAATCCCTAATTGTAAAACTAGGCCAATTCTTGACCCATCCAAATATCCGAACGAGATGTCTTCCGTGCGACTTCTCAATCTGTGGAGGAAGAAAAGAGTTCACCTCTGTAAATCCTTTAGGTACTATCTTATCTCGAATCGAATCATGGAGCATTTTTATCGCTTGCATCTTTACCAGCGGGTGTACTGGACCGCCCGGAGCACAAAACAGCACAACTTCGGCAACCCGCTTCGCCATTGCCCCCATGATAGGCACGTCATCGTCTCCCACAACCACATCGGCCGCCTCAACCGAAAGCGAGTCCAGCGCGGGAAATGGGTACTCATATCCCGCCGCCGCGTGGATGGCTTTGATTGTCGGAATGTCTCTCTCTTCCATCGGGCGCACTCTCATTTTCCACCTCTGTCCGGCGGCTTGCTTCCGCGATATGGTCCACCAAATCCCGGCGGCTGACTAGCGCGAGTCGTGCCTGCGCCTTGAGCAGGGAGTAGTGATGTAGACCCCCCGCCACCTGTCACAGTTTTGGAATAGCGAACCGCGCTCGAAGATAATCCGCTCGGATAGGTAGTGCGGACCTGATAACTTGCCTTCAACTTTCCTACAGGAAGAATCCCGTTTCTCGAAGCTCCCACATCGTAGGTATGCGTCACCTTTCCAGCCGTCGCATCAATCCGGTATGTCGCACCTTTGTAGAAATCAGCATTGTGAGTGATGGAGTATTGAATCCCTTGGGGATGAGAGGTGACATTCAAAGCATCAGGCGCAGGCGGCGCGGCTGGCGTTCCGTGCAGATTGCTGTTCGTCTGCATCTCCAACGTGTTAACCCCCTTGATAACATCGCTCATCATTTCATGCAATCTCGCACCCGCATCAGTAGGCAAAGTATCACCCTTAAGATTGCGAAGCCATCCGAGATTGCGCACCTGTAGAGGCATTATTTATTCACCCCTGACATAATAAGTTTGGCATCCCGCAGGAACGCGGTCAGCCGCGACACTATGAAACTATTATCTGTTCCGGTGATCGGAGAACTGCTGATCTTGATTGCGATTCTTTCCCCCGTGCACATTCCACCGCTAAACTGTCTGTCCTTGTAAAATCTAGGAGTCAGTATCCGCGTCGTGCTGAGAGGCCATGGGTTCGTCAAATCATCTGGATAATAAGTTGCTGTTACCTGTGAATTCGTGTCGCCCGGTTGCGGCTGAATGTAGGCCATCAAATAAGCCAAAAGAATACGCCCCCCTTTTAGCTGCAATTGTTCTGCCTTTTCGGGTTCGATGAAAAAGTATGTTGTGTAGTACGGGTACATCTGGCCGAAATCATCGTCTGTAAATTTAGCAGGATTCAGCGTGTAGGAGCTGCCATAACCAGCCGCCGCTCCGGGAGTCTGTCCATTGCCTCCTCCTAGAACCAACGAGAGCGCACCGGCGGTTCGGTACATTCGCGCCGCACAATTTGCTTTGATATGCCACGGTGCCCACTTGCGGCTATTGTCTGTTGCAATGAGCTTCCCAGCAAATGAAGGATGAAATGGGGGGTTGCTGGCAATCGACTGAGCACTATCCAAGTTCCGATAATTCAGCACGTAAATTATATTCGGCGCGGTTTCCGTCCCTATCGGTAAGCCAAACATCAACAGCCGTTGCACTGGATCATTTAATCCCCATACAGTTAAAGCAGAAGCCATGTTGATTTGCAGACCATTATTAGGCTTTGTAGGATCATACCAGTTTGGCTGAAGTTCTTGGGTGATCTTTTCTACCTGGCCGCCGCCAAAGACAATCGCTCCTCCCTCTGAAGGCCACGCCATCCATTCATCGCCACCAGATGCGGATGTATCATCAGCCTGTGAATGTGTAAGTCCAAAAGCCGAGAGAACGCCGCAATTGGCCGCTACCTCGTCAACCTCCCATCCAGAAGGCTCACCTGTTGCGCTTCCACTGGTTTCATGTAGACGGCCCGTAGGGGATTGAGTTAGCAGATAAAGCGTCCCATGTAACGTTTCCATGTCCATCAACTTCGAAGGGTCTTGCGCTCCGAACTCCCCCGTTGTGCCGTCGAATCCCTCTTGATTGTTGACGTAACTCGCATTGGCAAGCTGATCTGTGTAGGGAGTTTCTGTTGGAATCGGCCATAGTTCATCGACGGTCAGAAAGTAATGCGAACCTGTCACTGAATTTGCGATGTTGAACATGAAGTCGCTAGGGATATTGAGAGGAGTTGCGGATGTGAAAGTTGCCTCAAGAAATGAGCCATTCGTATTCATGGCAGCATTTAAGATTGTGGCCGTAGCGCTGTAACTGGTAGATGCGCTGGTCAGTGTGGCAATAAAATTAGGACCACCTGCCCCAACAAAGGATGGCTGGAGCCAGACGCGAATCTTATAAGTCAAATTCCCATTAAAGATCGGATCGCCATAGCAGTCCTGATAAGCCGACTGCGAAATCGTTACAGGATAATTTGTTATGAATTGGAATTGGCCGCCTGCCGGACGTGAAGGAAGAGAGACTATCGAACCTAAATCACCTGAAGAGGTCCATCCTTGAGGGGTAGTAGCACCAGCAGGGGCATCCGCATCAAATCCCATATTGATTAAGTTGTGTATCGTGTTACGCTGGCCCCATGTGATCAGCCGAGAAAGATATTCATCGAACCCGAGCGCACCATCAAGCACGATCTGATTAGCGATATTGTTTCCAGCAACACTTACTCCAGTTGCCGCATAAAGCGTATCATCCGAGAAATCAAGCAACACGGAAGTTGTCGTGTTATCGTCTATCCGCGTTGCCGTTCCGACTATATGACCTTCTAACATCGGAGTGACGGGAATATAATAGAATGGCGGCAACTCGCCCGGTACGTCAGGCTGTGCGCCTGTGAAAATCAGGATGCGCCCATCCCAGTTTGATGGGCCGGGAAGGATACCAGTTACACTTGGATATTGCCCACCGTTGGAGATGAACGTAGAGAATGGTCCCGGTGCGGTAATCGCTCCTTGCCGTGTGATTCCACACATAGCAACCAGATGCAATCCCGGCCCAAGTTGTCCGAATGGAGTAACTGTTCCGGTTACTTCGGTTGTGACTCCTCCCGGACCTTCGTTTTGGCAAATAAAACTTGTGGCCGATGGTACTTGTGCGACATAGAAAGTTCCATCCCAAGGGAAACCGACCGTTCCACTTCCCCACGTTCCATTGGTGTATGTTACCTGCACCTGGAAGGTCGTAGATGTAGGACAAGACTGGACCTCAAAGTATGTGGGACTAGGCGTGTCATCCGGGATAGGCCATGTTATCGACACTGTAATTCCGGTTGCAGTTACCGAGGATGTGCCAAGGCTTGAACTGTATTGGTAATAGCATAACTGATCAGGCTCTGGAACAGTGTTGACCGTGAATGATCCGTCAAATATGTTATTACTTCCTCCAGTGATCTTTACTATTGCGCCCGGAACTAGACTATGAGCTCCTCCTGAATTGGTAAGCGTTACATTTGTTCCATTCCATAGAGCGGACCATCCTCCCGCAGTTCCAACGGTAGAGGGCTGTACGCCTGTGATCGTAACATCCTCCATCGGCGCTAGACCATGAGCCGTCGAAGTCGTAACTGTTGCAAGTCCGGCGTCATTCTCATTGTTAATGACAATGGAGGTGATTGACCCGCCTACAATAAGGCTTCCATTGCCTTGTAGTTGAGCTTGATAGCCGACCTTTAGTCCGTGCGCAGTTGCTGTTGTTACCGTTAAAAGATTGCCAGCCCTAGAAATAGATGTTGCGCCGAAGGTAGCAGTTCCTCCAGTGCCGATTTCATAAGAACCAAAATTGTTTGTAGCTGCCTTAAAACTCTTAAAATCAGCCGAAATCCATGAGATTATTCCCGGCCATGCCCAACTCCCAAAGATGCTGGGCAGGTTGAATAATGAATTGGAGTTACCGGCAACGATAAACGCTTGACCTATGGCGAGGGAAGTATCTGCCGATGAAAGAACAAAGGTTGCGGTTGTATATGTTCCATAGACATTCTGATCGCTGGTGGTAATGCTTACTATGGTGTCCACACGGCCCGCGCCCACACCTACAGCAACTACTGGCAGCGAAATCATTGTAACTTGAGGGGCAACACCAGGCCCATCCTGCGTTACCCGGTCAAGATAAGTGCCATCCCATTGCAGAGGAACTTCCGCGCCATGCAGCCCGTCAGAAATTGCGATGTAGACGCGGCCAAACGTGCCTGTGAACTTTGCATAGGTTCCCGGAGTAGATTGGAACAGTTGCGTGTACGCGCCCGGAGTTATGCTGAAATACTCAATCCAGAGAATCCCATTGGAATCGTAGTAGAGATTCTGAATCTGACCGGTGGGCATCGTATAGCTGTACATCCCAACGACGGTAGGAACATAGTCATTCGGCCCCCCAGCGGCGAAAGGAGAGGTCAAACACCGCTGGAGGGCAGGCCGCGACCCGACAGAGCCGGGAGCGAACGTCACGTCGCCGCAGTCCGGCGAGATATTTTCAGGAACCGCGTTGGGCGCAACTTCCGTAACCCATGACCCGTAGACGGTCAAAGGGACAGGAACCGCGCCTGTAGCGTTGATTCCCATGGATTATTGCCCCTGCGGAAACCACGCTCTGAACTTCCACACTGCCGCCGCAAGAGCAGCATTTGTAGAATATACTTGCCCCTGCGCGTACTCTGCGCCAAAGGCGGTAGCGAAGCTCACTACACCGTTGGCAATCGTTGTGCCGGGGCAAAAGACGGCGTTAAAGAACGACGGTGCCGCTCCCGCAAGCGGCTGCTCGTAAATCTCCACCTTCAACGGAACTTTCTGCGAGAGAAGGCCGAAGATATTGGCGAAGCTCAAGGTATCGCCGTGGGTTGCCGCGCCGCCGTAGTTCCCGGAGAGCGTCAGCGTGCCTTGATAAATCTGCTCACGTTCGGTTACGTCGGGAACTCCAAGGACATTCGCCCCGGTCCCGCCGCCGTCCAACGTCACTTTGATTGCCATAGTTCTCCTTTACCAGACCTGCATTCCGTACCCGACTCAGCGCCTTCCGCAGAAAGGTTGGCGCTGAGTCGGAACGCGCTGTTTTTGTGAAACTTCGATGTTGTAAATCTGCCGAGCGGCCTGCTCTGCCAGAGCTTTGAAGCCGCCAGCTGGAGTGTTTCTTGCGCCGTCAACCTCATCCGCAATGAAAAGCGCAAGTGCCGTTTTCGCCCGCACGATAGGGACCGGACGATCAGACCAGAGAATCAACCCGTCTGTAGAGGTTACAAAATCTGGTAGATAGATCGCCAGTTCCATCCGTAAATCCATAGAGTAGATCGAACCGGGCATATACAGCGTGTTGTTTTCCCATAGCCAATGACCGTTATAAACGCCTTTGCGAGTCTCTGGCAGCGAATCCTTTGCCATCTGCATACGAGAAAAACGCGACTTCGTTCCGGTGATCCTCTCACTAACCTTCAACGGAAGTATCACGTTTTGCGGAAGCACGGCCACATAGGGGGGCGCGGTGTTTGCGCCGCTTGCGTTGACGAATTGGCTCCAATTGAGGCTCGTCCATAGTGCCGGATCAGTCGAGTCCACCACGGGATACCCAACGCCGATAAATGGCATCTTGAACGCGGAGTATCCGAGCGTGGCCAGAAAGAATTGCAACTCTCTCCAGCCAGCGTTCGTGTATTCCTGCATGAAAGGCTGCGCATCCGTAAGAATGTCGCCCGCCAGTGAGCCGATAGTGTCCAGCATTTTTGAGCGCACCAAGTTCAACACGCTGTCCACAGAATCATAGGGGGCGCTCGGCGCTGGAGGAGGGATCGGCATTACTTCACCTTCGGTTTGGCTGCGATAGCCGCCTTCAACTGCTCATCAGCGGCCTGCAACTCCAAGTAGAGTTCCATGTTCACCACATGGCCAGCTTCGCACGTTGCCACATCAGGATCGCAGAGCCTACCGCACATCTTGCACTTGGTACGCCCTACCGGGTTCGCATCGAGCATCCAAGGGGAATCCTGCGGATTGTCGCGGCCAAGAATCTTTGCGGCCAGGAAGTGAACTTCGGGACGCACAGCGCGGGCAAATAGCTTGCGGTCTGTGGCGTAAATGTCACCGGCCCACTTCACAATCTGGCGGCACTCTTCCTCAAGCGCCAGGTGCGCGTTCCTCAACTCTTCCCGTGTCGGCACTTCATTCTCCGAAACGAAAATGCCAAAGCGGACAAGGCTGCGATGCCTTGGTTTCCCAACGCCAATCATTCGACTTGCGAAACCGAGTTTTCCATCCTCATCTGCGCCGTTGTCGTAGAGCGCCGTCATCTCATCCTCCGACTTGATGACAAACTCCTCCATAGTTTTCGAGATTGGAGATTCCCACTTCCCCGTGACCGCGTTCATCACCAGCATCTCCACATATTCATCCCCATTAGGACACGCGGGAATGGTGAAAGTACCAGTTGACCCGGTATTCACGGTTTGCGCCCAGGGGCCGACATTGAAGATGTGGACTTTCTCTTTCTTCGACTCCTCAATGATCCGCAATTTGATTGGAAGGATGCGCGATTTTCCGATGGACTGCTTTTGGCCGATTGCCCTGTCCGCCACGTCCGAACGAGGAACTTTCGGTAACGCCCTGTCGATGATGCTTGAAGGCATATTCTCTCCTTTAGAAACCAGCTACCTGAAGTTGCCCAGAGGTAGGTTTGATTGTTCTTGCACCGCGAGTCGGAAGCCCCAGGCTACGCGCATCCTGAAGATCGCGGAAGGATTTTTGCGCCTTTACCCTACCTCCTATGTTCGCGGCCCGGATGCCCGATACCCGCTGACCATCGTGCATCTTATCGAAGTTCTGCTGAAATTTGTCCTGCTTTGCTTTTTCCGTTGCCTGCTGGATTGCCGCCTTATTCGCGGCCTGAGAGTTGAATTTCGCCTTATTGACGAGCGCCGCTACAATTCCCGCAGCGCCAATCTGTTCCGGCTTGTTGAAGGTCCAGACCCACTGCCAATCACCATTGGATGGATAAGGTCCGGTGAGGCATAGATGGGTTTTTGGGTCTTCCCACGCAGCTCGGTATTCGAGTTCCGTCTGTTTGGTAAACTCCTGAGCCGAAACCCACTTTTCCATGATCCATTTGTCGCCTATGTATTCATAGCGCGGGCAAGATTGATAGCCGGTGAACTCAACAAACCCAGTATCCGGGTCCGTGAATTCACCGCCTACCAATCCGCGCACGGTCGGCGCAAAGACGATTCGGAAAAGTGGCTCATCCTTGCCGGGGATTTTCCCGTACTGCCCCATAGACATCATGGGGTAGTGAGTAGGCTTGGGAATCGAGGAGCAGGTTTGGAGAAGATCACTCATGCGTACCTCCCAAGATAGGCGAGAGCCTTGATTCCCCACTGAGGGTCAGTTTCGATCCGCTCAAGGGCGTGATTGCAATAGCTGCAAAGAAGCCCTCTGCGGCATTTGTCGCACGCGCCCTTCCTGATAGCACAGCACTTGTGATTGTGGTCAACAGAGAATTTCGTGTGCCCTTTGGGGAGTTCCCTTGAACCACAAATAGCGCAGCCGAACCCCTGCTCGGTGAGCTTGTCGTTGTACCACTTGATGGAAGCACCATATCGACGCAGACTAAGTTCGCGGGTTTTTTCCTGTTCACCATTTGCATTTTCTGCATAGCGTTCTCTTTTACGTCGTAGAACAGATTCCCGATTGTTGACGTACCAACCTTGATTTTTCTCGCAAAGACAACCAAGGCAGATGCTTTTCTTTGACGAAAAGACAGCGATTGGTTTGAAAGTTCTGCACTTTTTGCACCATTCGTTGCCACTTGCGATCTCGCGTTCATACTCTTCCAAAGGAAGATTTTGTTGCTCACAAAATGTTCTCGCTCTCGCCCTGGCATGTTTTGCTCTCTGTCCTTCAGCCATTCTTTGACGAGTTTCTTCAGATATTCCGCGCCGCGCCCGAATCTTCGCACTATTGCTTTGTTGTCGGCGCGTTCCTTCATTGGCTGGTGCCCTAAGAAGGTTTGCTTCACGGATTTTCTGTCGAGTTTCTTCACTGTGATGGAATCCTGCTTGTCTCATCTCTTGCTCCTTCTATTTCCATCTTACATTACCGGAATGGAAAGAGCAAGAGATTTAAGTCTTTCAAAATGAATCGGTTGAACTACTGGCCGTATAAGCCATGCTCAATCGCAATTCCGTTTAAGAAGGCGTTCATTCTCGTTTGCACCCACACGAGGTTAAGCTCGGCCACCATGTAGAAAACCAGCCCGGAAGCCTGACCGCCCGACTGCCCGATTAGGCCGAAGAGAGTTTGACCGCCGACGTCGTAGAAGTCGATGGACTTGGTTTCGATCATGGAAGCGTTTTTAAGCGCGAGGAAGTCGATGTACCCTGGCACAGCGCGTTCGTTGATGAGCCAACGGCGTCCTGCGATGGTTGTCGAGGCTTCCCGCTTGAGCATATCCTCGGATTCGGAACCCTTCATCTCAGCCATATTGATGTGCTGGACGAGGAGAGCGTTCATCTCCCATGCGTTCTGCTCGTTGACGGTTGCATGGGCTACAAGCTCATCAGCATCAGCTTTCTTCTTGCCCATTGCCAACTGTATCTGGGAATGGATGGCGCGGACGATCTGAGGGGTCAAGGCGCCGTTGACAGGGATATTCTGAGCAATGTACTTGCCTGACCATGCCGCACGCTGTACGGTCAGCCAGTTGCCGGTATCGGTGGCCACCTGATAGTAGCGAAGGCCGTTCAGGCCGGTGTTGGCCTGCCCAGAAGCTCCATTGACCATCAGCTTCATGCCGACAGTAATTGTTCCGGCGGGAACCGGATTCAGCAACAGGATTTGGTTCAGAGAAATATCGGAATCCTGTACTGTGATGGTTGTCACAAACGTGCCGCCGACCGCTGTCCAAACGTCAATATCCTCATCGTCAAGGAATAGATTGGCGGAGTTGACGCCAAGAGCGGTGATGTTGCCGCCAGAGGTCACGATGCTGGTAACGGTGTCAATGGTGTTGGAAGCATCGCCCTGGAGGACGGTTTCGAGGAAGTCGGCAAACCGCTCCGGCGCAAGAGTGCGCGTGAGGGTAGCGAAGTTCTCGATTGCCTTTTCGTCGGTGTCGGTCGCGTATTCCGCCTGTTTGGTATAGCTGAAGGCGTGAATGTAGCAAACCGGGGTGATCTGTCCGGGAACCTGAGTAGGCCCGGAACCAATGCCCATGTCAACGCCGTTCATGTTGCCGACACGGGGCTTGCCGCCGAGAGACGGCATGGTGGGAATACGCGACGGGCGGTCGGAAACCGCCTTGATCGTGGATTTCTGGATTTCTTTGAGCAAAATGCTCTGGCTCAGGACGTAGTTTTCCAGTTCTGGCCTAACGTACTCCTGCTCAGAAGCAAGAGCTTGTGCCGCATCTGCGATAGCCATGAAAATAACCTCTGTTTGAGATCATCTCCACGCCCTCTTCGCTTCCCGTATGGGAGAGCCAGCACGAGTGCCGCTGTAGCTTTCGCGTGTTCCGATGTACTACGCCGTCGTCTCGATTATTTCCTCCCCAATCGGGTAAGGCCGGTATGCGTAGCCCGGATACGGGTGAAACTTCGGCTGAAAACAATATATCATAGTCTGTCAAGCCAGCGACATTTGAGCTAAAACAACGCCTGTCGCTTCTTTCCATGCCATCATTCTTGAAATCTCATCAACAGCCAATTCGGGATGTTGGGAGATTATTTCTTTATATACCGGCTTGATTCTAGCTTTCAATTTAGCTTGGGGGCTTTTCCCCATCCTGAGAACATCTTCCTCCATGTTTCTGAATTTAGAGTAAATAGACCCTTCATCTCCTAATTTGAAGATTTTCTCTGTAAACCACGGATATTCACTATGTTCAATAATTGCTTTCACTTCCAGCCAATCGAAGCCAAACCATTCTCCATTGATTCGATTGGCTGAGAATTTTTGGTGCATTTGCCATTCAGCATCAAGGGCGTCGTGGGAACGCCAGATTGCATAAATATCTACCCGGAATGGGAGCAGAACTCCGATATTCTCAACGCGCAGATGTGGGATGTAGCTTCGGCCAATCTTGTACCAGCCGAACCTTTCTGTACCGATGAAATAGATGTATCCTGATCTTGGGGTTGGCATTGACGGCCCTCCATGGCCTGAGATGTGTGGGCGCGCAAACGCCCACAACCCCATTATAACCTACTTCCTCTTCCACTTCACAGGTTTTGCCCGCCCCACGATGTAGGCTGTGTTGTCGGCTTGGATGCCACCACGCCGGAAGTCCACTTTCAGGCCGAGGCGGGTAGGAGAATCTGAAATCCACTCGTACTTGTTGTTATCCGTCTGCTGCTGGGCCTGTACGCCGGTTTTCTGCGCTTGCTGGCCTGTCGCCGAAGCCTTCTTACCCTGCCCGGTCTTGCGCTTCGCCAGAAGATCATCCACGGCCCGTTTGACGGCACCGGGGATGATCTTCTTATGCTCGGATTCCACCGTCATGCCATACGAAGTCTTGTTTTTGGCCTTGAGCAAGCTCTTGATCTTTCCCTGATAGGCTGTGTTCGCGCTCACACGCGCATTTATCTCGGTTCGCACAGCGTTACGGATAGAGTTCGCCTCTGCCGGTGTGAATTTTACGCTTGGGGCAATCTTTTTGATCTCGTTGACGGTAAAGGACTCCGAACGGGGCAGAATCTCGCGCAACCACTCATCGTGCAGGACGTTCATCTCCCGCTGTTCAAGATTATTGCCCTCTGTCCCGGTTTTCGTGCCCGGTTGCTGGCCTTGAATGGCTTTTGGAGATATCGGGTTTCTAGCGGTCGTATTGATCTGCTCCACAACGCCCTTGATTGCCTTGAATGCATCAATCACTACCTGCAAATTTGGGTTATCTGATTGTTGAGGCAAAACGCGTTCCAAAAGTGCCATTTGTAGTGGAATCCCCGCATTACCCAAATACCCGGACACAGATTTGCAGATGTACGCCGAAAATCCCTCTGGATTCACGTCTGCAAAACGATCCATCGCCGCAGGAATAAGCTTTTGGAAGCTCTCAGGGTTGGCTTCAACCATTTGATTGATGAGTTTGGGATCGCCAGCCTGGAATGCGTTGTCATAATCCCGCCAGAATGACCGCTCGGCAAGAGTATTCGCAATTACCTGCTCAATCGGAGTTGATCCCGGAACATACTCGGCATCGTCGGTATTATCATCAAGCTGCTCCATCAGCTTTAGACGCTCAACGGTTTTTGCAACGCCGTCAGGAAGCAGCTTTCTGGATTCTTCCCAATGATGCAGCGCCTTTTTGACCTCGCGGTGCAAATCTGGAGAATCTTTCAGCTTATCTTTGAGTTGCTTCCAAGTGCTTGCCGCCGACGCGGGTTCACCGTCAACCGACTGCTCCTGTTCTGCACCTTCAACTTCCGCTTCGGCTCCCTGTTCAACTTCTTCCGCGCCCTCAGATTCGAGTTCCGCGCCTACGTCAAGTACCGCTTCATCTGCCATTTGCTCTCTCCTTTGACTTTCCTAAAGTTCATACTGTTTACCGCACATCGTACATTGAACTGTACTCTTACCAGACCCGAACCCTATTTGAGTCCCACAATGGTCACAGTTGAAACACCCGCCTAAATGTGGGTGCCTAACCAACAAGAAGAATAAGGCCGCAACTACAAATTGAGCCAAGATAGCCAAAAAACACCACATATTTTCTCTCCTTTTAGACTGTTGCCGTTCCCCGCGTTCCTGGTGCTGCCGCTTTCTTTTGTACTGAACTCTGCGCCTCCGGTGCAGCTTCCTTGATTCCCGCCTGCGCGTTCATTTGCTGCTTTCCTGAACTATCCTCATCTTTGAATGAGATTTGCTCACTCGGAGTTTTCATCTGTTGCTGCGCCTGGGCCGCTGCCTGCGCTTGAGCCGCCATCATCTGATCGTGAACCGCTTTGTGCATCCTCACATTCTGGATACCGAGTGCGGCACGTTTCAAGGCTTCTTCGGGTGCTTCCCCAGATTCCGGCTGAGCTACATTCATCCTCAACCAGCAATCCTCGCTCGATAGGTATTCTTGGCACTTTGCTGACTCCCACTTGTGATAATCGTCTTGCTCTGGCATTATTGACGGCTGCGGCTGCGGGGGAGCATACGGCGGGGCCGGTAAACCCTGCTGCTCAGCCTGTAATGCCTGCTCCGCGTGTTGAACCGCATATTGAGCAATTTCCTCTGGTGCTGGAATGTTTGGCGGTTCCTGCAAAAGCAATTCAAGTTCTCTCGCCTGCTTCTTGTATGCGATTGCCGGGATGAATACCAAATCCTGATTTCCATTGAGTTCGATGAATTCCTCCCAGTTGTCGGGTGACTCGAAAAGAGCTTGCCCGACTGGACTCGCTGCGGACATTTTTACAAGGTCAGTCAGGTTTGCTCTTTTCGCCGCAGTAGTCTCCGGGAAAGATGAATCAGACACATGGGCATGGAACTTGCCCTTTTTCAGCCGTTCCATCTTCACGGTGATCTTCGCCCCATCCTTACCAACGACTGCTATCTCCGTTCCATGGTCAGGGTTCTTGGATGCCAGCCGCGCCGCCTTCTCTGCAATCCCCGCGAACAAAATCTGCAAATATCCCCACGATGGGCCGAGCATCCCCATTGCCTGAGAACGCTCCATTGCTGTCTTTGCTGCTGGATCGCCAGACTTAGATTCCCCCTGAAGGACGGGCATCGACCCTGAAATGTCCTGCGATACTGGCCCGCGAAGCTCTTCAATCGCCTCATTGAATCCCTCTGGAGGCGCTGCTGGGGGTTCGCGATAAACTACCTGTTTCCCGATCTCCTGATCTGGCGGTCCCTCTTTCAAAAGAATGTAATCATTTGGACGTGACCGCTGATTTGAGATAGTCTGATAATCTTCATCGCTGCCCCGGAAATACGTTACACTCCAGCCAGTTTCGTAATTCTCCCTCTTGGCGTTCATGTAATCGTTGTAGGCGTCTTGGACAACCTTCATCGGCTCCATCAACGCCCCGCCGGTCATGCCATCGCGCTCCATCGGGAACACAATATCAATCGCATCGTCAGGACATTCATTCCAGCTCTCTGAGTACGATTTGCCTACATACTTGACGTGACAACCATCGGGGAACAGTTGCAGGAACTTGTCTCGGTAAGTGAATTCTTTGCCATCGTCGCGCACGTCTTTTTCATCAGCGCTTGGATAAGCAGAATCGAACATCTTGTCTTGGAACACTTCAGGGCGTAGGAAGCCATTCAACTCGGTCGTAAGGTAATTCAGCGCCAGACCTGTAAGAAAATATCCCTTTTTGGCTTGCTTGACTCCAATTCGCGCAAAGCGATTCCAGTCCGATTCGCCAATGGACGGCTCCCCGGCGGTAATCTTCGAGCGAATCCACTCATTCTGCGCTTTGAGGGTCAGAACATTCTTATCGTCAAACAGGAAGCAGTACGGCGCGTCGGACCAGCACTTGCAGACGATGGGAACCTTGGACTCCATTGTTCCGTAAATGTCTGCCGTCTCCATTGAGCGCGGTTCGTCCTCATCATTCACGCCAAACCGCGCCTTGGATTTCAGCGTGTGCGTCCATGCGATTGTCCGGCCCGACATTCCCATCATGTAAGAGACGCGCTTTTGAATCCTCTTTACCGCGCCACCTTTTTCCGACTGGTCGAATATTTCCCAGAACCCTTCTGCGGTCTCAGACGCTTCGATGGACTCAGAATCCTGCTTATCCGCCGCGAACCCAATGCCAGGAGGATTCTGTGTCAGCACCGCATCGAGCGAACGCCAACGTGCGCGGAAAATGTTGTAGGCGCCCATGAACATTGGGCATTGCACGTTCTGATCGTTTCCGATGTCAACATATCCTCCAGCCGTACCAACTTGGTAAACACCTGTAGACCAGTTGGGGTAAACGTGCTGGATTCCGTCGTAGTAGAAGCGCATGATGCGGTCGAGCAACACTTCGATGCGCCGGTCATACATTTCCTGGTCTTGGAGTTTCTTTACGATGCCCTCTAGTTTGTCAGTCAAGTCTTGAGGCATATCCCGGTTATTCTCGCCGTAGGTTGGCGGATCATCGGGCTGCGGCACCGAGTCTAGGCCGGTTTCGTCCGCTTCAAGTCCATCCGGGAGTAGGGCGTTAGTTGTCATCAATTCCTCTGTGCAGATTCCATTGCCAAGTTCACTACATCCTCACGCGCTAGAATCGCCGCTATTGCCCTTGCAACCACGTCACAGCACGGTTTCCCGTCGGTAATCATGCTCAGGCAGTACGGGCATTGAATCAGGCAGTCCTTCGGCGACAACCGCGCTTCCCGCATCTGCTTCCATACGTAATCGAGCTTCTGCTGTCCGGTCATGCACTGGCAACACGGCCCTTGCGTGAGCGGGTTCCACATATGCCGAACACAGTATGCACCGTTGTGGTTCATCGCTGATACAACTTTCCACGCGCTTTGGACTTGATGCGCTCGGCTTCCGATTCGCTGATGTTTCCGGCACGCTCGGAGCGGGTTGCGCCGCCGATTGCTAGACGAGCGTGTGTGGCATCGTTGACCGGGAAGCTGCGCCCAGGGCCAGCAAAGGAACTCTTCGGCATTTTCTTGCGGTCAGCCGCGTACAACTTCATACAGTTTCCCCTTCCGCTCAGGCTTGCCCTTCTCAGAGCCGGTTGCAAAGTCGTGAAGCTGGTTTTTAGAGAGCTTTAGCAGCCCCCGGTTTCTCGAATAGAGTTTGCCGGGGGCGTGCTCCGCGATTTGCATGGCGGTCTGTTGCGCCTTCGATACGGACGGCATCGCTCACCGCCTTAGTGAACTGGTAGGATGCTCAGCGTATCCAGCACAAATCCACCAGTGCCGAAAGCGGCGGCGTTGATGACTTCAAGATCAAGCCACTGCGTACCTGTATTCGGCAAACTAGCAACCGCCGCCACGTTGATGTCAGTCCAAACGCTTGCCGTTCCTGCGGTTGCCACATTCACGATGTTGTAGGCGTGGATGAGTGCTGTTGAGGTGGTCGCTCCGGTCGCCGTAATGTCGATGTTGAAGCAGAACTGCGCAATACCGTTCCCGCTGGTAGCTGTCGAGGTTGCAGCAGCCGTTGTAGCCAATGCTACATCTGAATTGTTGTACGGGCCTTCCAGGAGCGCGAACTGCAACTGCGTTCCGGTAGTCGCGTAGACAAAATGGCCTGATCCGCAAATTTTGTACTCGCGGCCCACTTGAGAGAACAACGAACCGGGGAAACTAATAGCCGCGATATGGTAGGTTGCGGCGGCAGTTGCCGTAGCAGCCTGAGACATATACGTGACCGGGATTGGGCCTACCGCCCCAGCTTGGCTTGCCGCAAGATAGGCAAACGCTGTGCGATTGACCGTATCCGTCGCCCCAATCACCTTGGCCGTGGTGTTGACTGGCGTCACGCTGATGAGCGCCGTTGAGGATGTTTGCCCATAGGCAGTATTCGTCAAGGCGCAAGCCGGAATTACACTCTCAATTGTGGTCAGAGTGCAATTCGTGCTGGTGACAGGCACGTAAAACTCATTACCTGATCCGCCGCCTTGAATGGTCATGTAGACGATATAGCCTACCTGCCCTGCCGCAGCCGCCGGAGCGTTTACCGTGATGCTGGCATTGGTAGAAGTGGCAGTCAGGGCGCTTGTGACCTCCGAGGATGACTGAGATACCTGCCCCAAAACGTCCACATAGGCCGTCTTAAAGTAGTACGCGCCCGCAGTCAAAGAACCGCCAGCGGTAAGAGTGCCGGTAGAAGCAGCAGCGGCGGCGGTTGTAGTCTGCACCGTGGGCGTAGTGGTGAACCAGCGCAAACCGTAGTAGCCGGAAGTATCCTCAATGGTGACAAACGGATACGGAGTAGTTAATGCCTGAATAAGCGCCTGGGTTCCGCCCGCCACATACCACTTCTCGCCGATCTCAACGATGTTTCCAATGCTGGGCGTGAAGGCTGCGAAGTTGACAGCTTCAATCAAACCAGCATCGCCAGAGCGCACAATATCACCCGCGCCGTGCGCATAGGTAAATGATGCAGTAACCGAGCATTGCTGGTAACTGTTTGCTTGTCCAGGATTACATGAAGCCGAACTCGGTGTCACTACCTCATACGTCGCGCCGGAGCCGATTGCAATCGACGGAAGTACCGCGTACGAGAAAGGATAGAACACGTATCCAGTTCCCCCGCTTGTAGACTTGCCGTAATTCAGGGTGATGGAGTAGCTGGTGCCAGCATTGCCACCGCCCGCGCCAACGACCAGAGCGGCTCCCTGGCCAGCCGCGCCATAAGCGAAGCTCAGAGCGTCAACGCGGCCACCAAAAGTTGTTGGACCAGCAGGAACCTGCGCTACGACGGGCAAAGCCAGAAGCAACGCGCCGATAATCAATAGTGCCTTTTTCACGTCATTCTCCTTGGGCGTTCTGCCCGGTTACATTCCGCCCAGTGATGGGCCTTCCTCGTTCTCTTCTTCGCCGTGCGCGTGTTGCGGCTCCTGTGCCTCTTCGCCAAAGAATTTATCCAAAGCGCCTTTGGCTTCCTCGGCGGTATTGTGTTCCCCGTGATCCTCGTGGTTCCCCGCCTCGTCAATCGAGTGGGAATGGGCCGAGATTCCATCGTGGTGGAAGATGTGGTGCTTGTCGCCGTCCGTTACCTTGTGGCCAAGGTGGGCAAGCATGTGCAGATGGTCAGGATGCTCTTCGCGGGTGCCGTCGGGATGCTCCGTGTGGAACGTCCCATCGCCGTGGTCATGGACTCCGTGAATTTGATCGCTTCCGCCGTCACTCTTCTCTTGCTCTTCAGTCGATTCGTGCGGTTTGGTTTCGCTATGCGGCTTGGGGATGTAAGAGCTATTCCGCTCCCCGCCGCGCATCTTGCCGAGTCCGTCAAATCCGTCTCGTGCCATTAGCTGGCCTCACTTTCGGTTGATTCCGGCAAGGATTCCACCGGGGTAGGTTTCGATTCACTTGGCTCCTGCGTTGAAATATCTATACCTAATCCAGCTATCGAAGGTTTCGAGCCGAACGGGAAAATCGGCTTCTGCGGAACGATGTTTACGCCATCCTCGGGGGTTGACTCTTTCGGCGCTATCGGCTCGTAATTCTCCTCAAGCAGGGCGGCTAACCTATCCGCAAGGTGCGGGTCGAGGGGAAGAATCAACTCATTCTTCAAGAGTTGCACAAATTCACTCGTCTTCATTAGATACTCCAATCTCAGGCTGCAACCCAAACGCTGATTCTGTCAAACGGCGCACATCCGCCGAAGACTTGGCCTTGATGGTTGAATTGTCTACCTTTTCTTCCCTTGGTGTCAAAGGAATCTGTCGGAGGCGCCGAATTTCAGCCTCAAGCTGGGCGTTTCGGTCATTCGCAGCGGAAATAGTTACGTCGCGGCCTCCAATACAGTCGAACATGAGTTTTTCAAGCTGAACATTCTTCTTCGCTGTAGCTGACCAGCCGATTGCCTGAATGGCAACCACCACCAAAAGAACGAATATCACGCTAGCCACGAGTATGCCTCCTTGATGCCCATTCCTTGGCCGTCCTTTCCCCAAAGATCATCAAAATCTGCTTGAGTTGGCTGATCGTGTGACGATAAAAACTCTCCGTATAGCCTTAATTCCAACTCTTCAAATGCTGCCAATTCTTCCTGAAAAACGGATATCACTGTCTTGCCGCCCATGATGACCCCCTTCTAGGATTATTGTCCTGCTTCCATTTTGCCATAAGCACACTCTTTGCCGTCATGTCCGCCTTGGGACTTAACCCTTCATAATACTCCTGCCGCCTCACCTGCAACGGTTTGGACGCCGGTCGCCCAAAGATTGCGTACAGTCCGTACCCGGAACCTTGAAGCGGAGAGTCTGATCCGTCGCTCGAACCTTCAATCTGCTCCACTTTCACCGGGTCCGACTTCACCAGCGGGATCACCCGGCGCAACTGCTTGCACTTGTCGCTCACCATCCAGCCTGGATACTCCAACGGGTGCCCACTTGCATCCTCGCCATACCTGATCCGCTTGGCCAGAAGTTCCCTCATCAGCGTATCGCGCCCCAGCTTGTCCCTTGTGCTTGGCAGCGGTATTGGGATGCCCTCGCGCCGAAGAACCGGCGTCATGCGCTGATTCACAGACCGCATATCCGCGCCCATCGTTGCTGTTGCTTTACTGTATTCCGCATCGAAAGAATGTGTGAAGTTGATGAACTGCGGAATCTCCATCTTGCCATGTTCGTTCTCTTCGACCGCCCACTCTGCAATGTGCTCGGCCAGGTCTTCCGGCTGCTCATGTTGGGTGTAAAGCTCATCGTATGTGTAGACTTCGCCATTAGGACCCATGCAGTGCTTGTAGTAGCTGGCCGGGTGCTCATAGCCCCAGTTGCCTGAAATCCAGCGGCGATACCAGTCCGGGAACCGCACGCTGCCAGCCTTGAATACATGGATATTCTCATCCCACACGCCTCTGAAGTATCCGCCAGCCGCTCCCCACAGGCCGAACTTGAGCGCATCGCGCACATCTGCCGGGTACGCTTCCAGATTCTTGAGGAACGTCGGATCGTTGGCGAAGATCGGGTTGTCTAGATAGGTTGCCGGGAAATAGTCGTAATCCTCTGGATCAAACGCCGCCTTCTGGCTATCGTCCATCCCCATGCAGGGAATACCCTTGACGAACAAATCCTCTACCCACATCGCGCCAATGCCGATAGGATTGCCTGCCCCATACTTGCGCGGCTTGTTGCTCACCGGACAGCGGTTCCAGGCCGCAACACTTGCCCACTGCTTGAAAGTGAACTCGCACAACTCATCGTAGCCCATGTGGAACCATTGACCTTGCCAACCCCAAACATCATGCTCATACTGCATTGAGCCAAACTTGGTCGTAGCGCCATTCAGCCATGTGACCTGGTTCTTTCCCTCGTTGTACTGCCGGTAAAGCTCTCGCGGAAACGACTCGCGGAACCTGGTAATCACCGTAGCTTCGAGCATGGGGAATGTGCGCCGGAACAGAATCGTGTGGACCTTGGGGCCGTCCTCGTTGCTGAACTCGTTGCAGGCCTGGAACTGCTCCATCAGCATGCCCATTGTCTTGCCGGGTCCAGCCGCGCCACCCATGAACCCATATGGTGCCGCCGAAGCATGGAAGCGGCACTGGAACGGGTATGGATCATATATCTTGCGTGTGTCGATGATGAAGCGGTCAGCGCCGGTCAGCATGGGCTATCCGTGGTAGATGACGAGTGAGCCGGTCGTGGGAGCCGTGGCGAACAAGCCTCTAACCCACGGCACAGCGCATGAGATCGTAGCAAGAGCACCGGCAGCGATAGACGAGCCGAGAGATGCGTACAGCGCCGCGCTATCTGAGGGGGCAGCTTGCATCTGGACTGCCTGGTTTGTGCTGTTAAACACCGTGCACTGTGTCGCGCTGTCTGCCTGGTGCGGCGCAATGGCCACCTGTTGAGTCGCCAGAATCCCGCTATCGACTGCCGCATTGTTGACCAGAGCGTACTGGTCGCCTGTATAGAGCGCAGGCTTGGGAGTAGGCATGGGTTGAGTGTTGTATGCTGGCATGGATCACCTCATCTGTGAGTGTACATCTCCCAGCACCAGAGGCCCAAACCAAAAAGGCAGCACGTGACGCCACAGCCAAATAGCTCTCTCATTTATACCTCCGGTGGTGTCTATGATGCACGATCACCAGCACTGCCCCAACTACTGACGCCGCGCTCACGGTGGCGTATATCGCAGCATGGTTCGACGTCTGAGGAACAGATCTCGCTGGAATACGCGGCGCTGGGCCAATGACGTGTTGTGCTGAAAGACTTGCAGAGAGCAAGCAGACAAGCAAAAGCATAATGCGTCTCATTGCTGCTCCTCAATAGAACTCCGCGCAGTCTTGGCAGTATCGTTGCTCTCCGGCCTTGTATGTGCGGTGATCCTTGTGCGGCTCAGACGAGGGTCTTTCGTTATATCCTCCCCCTCCGCTGGCGACCAGTTCACCCCGCACGGGTTGCACCGGATGTAGCTTGACCGGCTTACTCTTGGCTGGCCGCAGAACGGGCAGGGCGGCTCGGTCCCCACTTCGTCCATTGCATCCTTGCGCATCGACTCCTGTTCCTCGTACGTCAGCATTCTCAATCCTCCGAAGCAGCCACTCATTTATCGGAATTCCAGACGCGGTAGCAAGACCCTTAATTGCCATGAACTGCTCAGCATCTCGAAATCTCAACTGGAATTGCGGCCTTAACTTCATATCAATATCATATCACTATTTAGGCGGCCTGGGTATGCTCGTGATAATCTGCACCGGACCGCCACCGTCGCCGGTAATCGCCGTCTTGTCTCCGTATTTCTTCGGGTCAAGCTTCGATAGCAGCCACTTACGAGCATCTATGCGCAGCTTGCGGTGCTCCAGCATATCGCTGATCTTTACCTCGCGATCATTCCCTTTGATCGTAACCACCTCGCCTGGTTGCGGCTCATCGGCAATTGCCTGGATTTCGTCCGCAAGTATCTGTAATTGCTCGGTTTTCGCGCGCGCGTAAATATCCCGCAATTCGGGACGCTCTAGCAACCATCGATAAAAAGTAGACGTACCTGGGTATCGTTCGTCGCTTGCTAGTATTGATTCTAAAGAGCTTGAATGAGTTCCAATCTCACGACAAATATCTGCCGCAATATCTGGATTGTAGTCGCTTGGTCGTCCGGCTGGCATAGCGTGAGGCTCCTAACCTGATAGGAATCAGAATACCACAATGCATATATTCCTGTGGTTTTTCCACAGATAAATGATTTTTTCCACAGCTTTATTGTATGATATTGACGAATTTAGTTGACAATGACGGTAATAATCGATAATCTGATTATGTTGATGAGCGAGGGATACGCCACAAGCAAGCCGAGTGAATGGAATTGAGAGCGCGGCGGGTTGCAGGACTTGATCCTGGTGCACATGGCCTCTTTGGACTAGCTCGACAACAACTAGCAGATCGTGGACTCATTTCGTACCGTTACATCAGCACCAAAGAAAGGGTTTAGTAATGAACCTCACCACGACATTCGCCCTCCTGCGCAAGGCGTCAGCCTGCAAACCGCGCTATGCATTCCTACGCAAAGCGCTCTCATGCGAGGAATACGGCGACGATACGCCTATCAACCTGCTCACTATCCTCGATACCAACGGCTTGGATGATGCACTCTGGGCGCTCTCTGCAACCATCGAGAATTGTGACAAGGTAGCACGGCTTATGGCTGCGGACTTTGCCGAGCAAATATTGCCAATTTGGCAGAAATATACGGACGACAAGCGCCCTGAATTGGCAATCAAGGCGGCACGTGACTTTGCTAACGGACTCATCACCGATCAAGCTCGGGCCGCTGCTCGGGCCGATGCTTGGGCCGCCACTGGGAACGCCTCTTGGGACGCTGCTCGGGACGCTGCTTGGGCCGCTGCTCGGGCCGCTGCTTGGGACGACGCCTCTTGGGCCGCTGCTCGGGCCGCTGCTCGGGCCGCTGCTTGGGCCGCCGCTTGGGACGCTGCTGTGGCCGCTGCTCGGGACGCTGCTTGGGCCGCCGCTTGGGCCGCTGCTGGGGACGACGCTGCTTGGGCCGCCGCTGGGGACGCCGCTTGGGACGCTGCTCGGGCCGATGCTTGGGACGCCGCTTGGGACGCTGCTGTGGAAGCCTCTTGGGACGCTGCTCGTCTCACCGCTGGAGACGCCGCTTGGGACGCTGCTGTGGCTATACAAAAGGCGATATTTGTAGGCTACCTCCAACCTAAAGTCTAATCGCAGAACTGGAGAATGAAATGCTAAAACCGCGCACATTTTTGGATGATTACGACCCCGACGCGGAAATGGATGCGATGGTAATCGAGGTTTTGGCTGACATCGCAGCAGCGCGGGAAAACCGCAATCGCAACAACATTTTTATTATGGATATGGCATACGATGACCGCCGCGCAATTGATGCAAATCCGGTGATTTTTCCGGGCGGCGGTGCATGGATGCCGGCAGAAAGGGAAACATGAACGTCGAACTCGAAAGAGCTAAGGAGATTATCGCCGAGATGGAAGACACGCCAGACAAGTCTCCAGTCGCAAGGAAGCACCGCGCACGTATCGCGCTGATCGACTACAGGCTGTTTCTGCTGGGAAGGAAGTCGTATGAGGACCTATGTCTGGTAAGAGCAAAAGCGATTGAATCGGGAGTGTCGGAGCAGCAATTGATTGAAAAGTCATATCGGATGCGGCAAATGTGGGCCGCAGGGAAACTGAGATAACGATCTACAGCTAAGGGCGCGGCTGATACGCGCTGGAGGAATGAGATGAGAGGATTTAAAGGGTTCGACAAGGATTTTAAGTGCCGAGATATGCAGTATGAGATCGGTAAAACCTACACCGTGGATGGAAAAATCAAACTATGCTCACGGGGGTTACATTTCTATGAGAATCCGCTTGATGTTTTGAGGTATTATCCACTCGGAAATAGAATTGCAGAAGTGGAAGCCGATGGGGTATCCGAAGAAACAAAAAAAGATAGCAATCGCGTGGCTTCCACCTTGAAAATCGGAGCAGAATTATCATTAGAAAGCCTGGCGAAGGCATCTGTCCATTTCGTACTTGAAAAGGCAAAAATTTCTCCCGCCGGAAACTATTCGAACTCAGCAACATCCGGATATTCTTCGAACTCAGGAACATCCGGAAACTCTTCGCACTCAGCAACATCCGGAAACTATTCGCACTCAGCAACATCCGGATACTATTCGCACTCAGCAACATCCGGAAACTCTTCGCACTCAGCAACATCCGGATACTATTCGCACTCAGCAACATCCGGATACTCTTCGCACTCAGCAACATCCGGAAACTATTCGCACTCAGCAACATCCGGAAACTATTCGCACTCAGCAACATCCGGAGACTATTCGAACTCAGCAACATCCGGATACTCTTCGCACTCAGCAACATCCGGATACTCTTCGAACTCAGCAACATCCGGATACTATTCGAACTCAGCAACATCCGGAGACTCTTCGAACTCAGCAACATCCGGATATTCTTCGAACTCAGGAACATCCGGAAACTCTTCGCACTCAGCAACATCCGGAAACTATTCGCACTCAGCAACATCCGGA